AGACTTAAATGTCACAAGAACTATTAGAAAGTCGTTGGGATGAGACCAAAGAGGCCCTGCTCGAAGGCCTCCAAGGCACCCGCCGCAATAGCATGAAGGTTATTCTCGAGAATACCCGTCGCTATTTGAAAGAAAATGCAAGTTCTGGCAGCACTGTTGCCGGTAACATTGCCACACTGAACCGTGTGATTCTGCCAGTGATTCGTCGTGTGATGCCAACCGTTATTGCTAACGAGTTGGTTGGCGTTCAGCCCATGACCGGACCAGTGGGTCAAATCCACACTCTGCGTGTGCGTTATGCACAGAGCTTGACTGATTCTTCTGCTGCCGCTACCAGCGTCACAGCCGGTCAGGAAGCACTGAGCCCATTCACCATCGCTACTGCTTACTCCACAGTTCCTCAAGGAACCAGCACAGCTACTACATACACCGGTGGTGCTACTGCTGTGATGGAAGGCACAGGCGGTAAGCAGATTTCTGTGCAGATCCTGAAGCAGGCTGTTGAAGCCAAAACTCGCAAATTGCAAGCTCGTTGGACATTTGAAAGTGCCCAAGATGCACAAGCTATGCATGGTATCGACGTTGAGGCCGAAATCATGGCTGCTCTGGCACAAGAGATCACAGCTGAGATTGACCAGGAAATCCTGTTGAGCCTGCGCTCACTGGCATCTACTGAGTTCACATACAACCAGGCTACCGTTTCTGGTACAGCCACATTCGTTGGTGACGAACACGCCGCTCTGGCAGTTTTGATCAACCGTGTTGCTAACCTGATTGCTCAGCGTACACGTCGTGGTGCTGGTAACTATGCAGTGGTCAGCTCTGCTGCCCTCACCGTGCTGCAAAGTGCTACTACTTCTGCGTTTGCTCGCACCACCGAAGGCACCTTTGAAGCTCCTACCAACACCAAGTTTGTGGGAACACTGAACGGTTCTATGAGAGTGTTTGTTGACAGCTATGCCAGCGACACCACTCCTGTGCTGGTTGGCTACAAAGGTAGCTCAGAAGCTGACGCTCCTGCATTCTACTGCCCATACATTCCTCTGATGAGCAGTGGTGTTGTGCTTGACCCAACCACATTCGAACCAGTCGTGAGCTTCATGACTCGTTACGGATACATCGAACTTACCAACACTGCAAGCAGCTTTGGTAACGCCGGTGACTATGTTGGTGAAATCGCAGTCAGCAACCTCAGCTTCAGCTAATCCAATCTGGATTTGCAAGCAAGTCAAAAAAGCACCTTCGGGTGCTTTTTTGTTTGCTGATAACAAATAGATAAATGCTAATATGATTAAGTTCTTAGATGAGAGTAGAATCTATTCCAATCGTGACTATCTCATGCAATGGTATCCTGGTGATGTCATGGTTCTCACAGACAACGATTTGGAAAATGTAGACAAATGTAGAGCACTTGCACTTTCTGTTCCGCACAATAAAATTTTAGATGTAACTCAAAATCCGCTGCGTCATTGGCCCATGGATTTGGCTGTTATTGAAACACTGACCAACAACGTGGAATACTATTATCATCCTGATCGTCGAGTAAAATTTTTTCCGCTGTTTCTGTGGGCTTATTCTTTGCGCAACACTCTATGGTGGGATACAGTAATTTTTGATAATCAAGACTGCAAAGATCAGGGCATGATGTGTCTTAATAATAGAACCAAACATCATCGCACTTATCTATATCAATGTTTGCAACCAGTGGTTGATAAGATAATGTATACCATTGATGGACAAGGATTGCCCGGTGAAGATTTAGGCATCACTGTGGACAATCCCTGGGGCAATTTAAATGACGCGGGCATTGGACACAAAGTTTACACTCAATATGCAGTGAACATTGTAACAGAAACTGGCACTGATCATGTTTACATATCTGAAAAAACTTGCAAACCTTTTTTGGCTTGTCAAATACCAATTATTGTTGGTGCCGCCGGCATTAATAGGTTTTTACACAATGTTGGCCTTGATATGTTTGGTGATATCATACCCTGGCACACCTGGGATGATGAACCAAGAGTTGATGTAAGAATTCGCAAAATAGCCGCCTTTGTCATTGACTGGTTGAATCAGGGCAAAGTGCTTGATCAATATTACTCAGTTAAACATCGAGTAGAACATAACAAACACTATTTTCACAGTCAACAATTCAGAGACAAAATTATGTGGCAAATGCAGTCAATTTGATAGCCCGGAGGGCTGTGTAATCTAGAACTGATAAGTAACAGCATGGCCAATCGAATTCCGCTAATTGTAAATTCCGCCAGCAATCAAATAGAAGAAATTCCTGCAGGTGACAACCTAAATTTAGCCAACAATGACATAGTCAGTGTGGGCAATGTCACTGCCAGCGGCAAAAATACAGCCAGCACTCTGCAACTCATTGGTTTGGCAGCTGATCCGCCAGGGGCAGCAGGATTGCTGTATTACAACACTGTGACTGGCAAGTTTAGGGGTTACAACGGTGTGATTGGCAGCTGGCAAGATTTGAATTAAACTTTGAACCAGCTAAGAAACTGTGTGATTTTTTTGGCCACTGTGGTCCAATCATCAAAGTTTTCTTGTCTAAACAGTCTGGCCGTGCTATACCAAGCACTGCTGTCTGTGTTTAACAACCACCGCCAATCAGTGGCAAATTTTTGCAGCATAATCCATGTGGGCCGTCCCAGTGCACCAGACAGATGAGATATGGCTGTGTCCATACTGATCACCACATCCATGTGCATGATCAACGCTGCTGTATCATGAAACCCAGTGATGGTGCCTGGATACATTTTTACTCCAGCTTGTTCCAGTTGTTGTTCTTCTTCAGCACTGGCATCAACTTGAAGATTGATCCATTCATACTGTGGATTTTTTTCAATCATTTCTAGTATCACAGGAAAAGGCACGCTTTTATGCTGATTGAGCCATGAATCTCTACGACCACTCCAACTGAATCCCACTCGCATGCGTTTTTTTGGACCCAATCGCTGTTGCCATTGCTGCATGAGATTGGTGTCAGCATTGAGATAGTTCACTGGTTTTGGTAAGTTTTGCAAAGTGATTCCAAGAATTCCCGGCAAGCTCATGATCGGAATCCAGTAATCAAACTCGCCCATGTCATCTTCGTAGGTGCCAATTTGGCCAATGATTTCACTGTTGCGCAGCAAAGGAATCAATCCGTCTGTGACCTGCAGTTTTATTTTGGCACCAGCTACATGTAAATTGTAAAGAAATCGGCAGAATTGTATGTTGTCGCCGTGACCTTGTTCGCCCACTACCAGTATGGTTTTGTCTTTGAGATCTTCGCCGCGCCATCGAGGCTGACTGTGTTTGGGTTCGGTGCCAGCTAAATGTTCGTATTGCCATCGTGCTTCGTAAGCTGGCCAACCGTTGGCATAATCGCCCATCAACAGCAGTGCCACAGCCAAATTGAATCTTGCGGTGACATTGTTTGGATCCAACAGCACGGCATGTTGCAAAAACGGTATGGCTCGCTGTGGGTGACCAATTTCTCGCATAACATTGCCATAGTTGTTGAAAGCCGCTGCCGAATCACAGTCTTTGGCAAAAGCCAGTGCATAGCATTGCAGTGCTTGATCATATTGCCTGTTGGCTCTATGTTGATTGCCTTGTTCGATCAAAAATTCAGTGTCCATGACGATATTTACTGGCAGTGGTCACATATTCCAACATTTCCATAAATACTGGTCAACGCAATCAGGCGTTTTATGCAGGACACCACCTGCGTAGCGGCTAGAACCCGCATTGGACTTCTTTTAAGGAGAAAACAAAATGGGACGTCCTCTCAAAATACAAAAACTTTCTACCGGTTCAGGCAACGGTGGCGCCAGTGTAGGCGTTGATCTTGGCTTTCCAAATTTTGGCAGTTTGACCAATCCAGTGGTCAACAGCTCTGACACTCTGAATACAACTGAATTCTTGGGTGTGGTCGGCGGTGCAGCGCCCACTGACAATCCCAGTGCTACATTTCCCCGTGTGGATGTGATAGTGAACATTGCTGATCCTGCAGGTTCGGGTCTTGGAGTTCACGCAGGTTATATTATTCGGCAAAAAGGTTCACACAAGTATCTAGTGGGTGATGCAGATTCTGCTATTGATCCCAATACGTTTACAGTGGGGCAAGCCTATCAAATTGTAAGTGTGGGCGACACACCATGGTCCACCATTGGTGCTGGCAACAATGCTGCTGTGGGCACTGTGTTCACTGCCACAGCCGCGGCTGGCGCAGGCACTTCGGGCACTGCGTATCCAGTGGGTGTGTGCGTGTTGCAAGACGATGTGACTCCAACTGCTGGTGGTATGGCTATCACTTACACCGAAGCCACTGGCGATTCAACAGCCACTCCTCTGAGCAAATTGACCAACAAGTTCTTGCTGAACTGGGCCGGCGGCTCAGACTATGCAGCAACCAGCGTGGTCAACGACGTGCGCTATGTGGCCAACTTTTTCACCGACGAAGGCACAGTGATAAAGTCAGGCACTGCGCAAACCACCGTTGATTTGGCATTGGTTGACAACGTCACTTCTTGATTTGATTTGACTCAAAAGTCCTCTCAGATAACTACTGAGAGGATTTTTTATGAGCATGGCATTTGTGTTGGGCAACGGAGTCAGTAGATTAGAAGTGAATTTGACTGCCTTAGCAGCCATGGGTCCAGTGTATGGATGCAATGCATTATACAGAGAATTTGCACCCACGGTGTTGATCAGCACAGACAAAGCCATCAGCGAAGCCATACAAAACAGCGGATATTCAGCCGAGCATCGCATGTATACTCGAAAACCCATACCAGGATTGGGAGCTCAAAGAGTGCCGCAAGATTACTATGGATTCAGTTCAGGACCAATTGCAGTGGCTATGGCTGCAATTGATGGACATCATACAATTTACATGCTGGGCTTTGACATGGGTCCGATGCCCGGTGACAGATTCAACAATGTGTATGCTGACACAGAATTTTACAAAAAAAGTTCTGCTAGACCCACTTACACTGGAAACTGGGTGCGTCAGTTGCAAAGAGTTTGTAAAGATTTTTCATCTGTGAGTTTTATACGAGTAATGGGCACCACCACTGCTGCAATTGCAGATCTCAAATCCATCAAAAATCTAGCACCCATGCCCATGACAGACTTTCAAAACCGCATAAATAACACAAAGGATCTCTAAATGACTACCTATAATCGCGTTGCCGGCAACTTGGTGTTTCAGACTCTTGGCAACACAGACACAGTTACTTTTGAAGGACTAACGGCCAATGCTGCGACCGTGGTTATTAACGGTAATTTGTCAGTGAGCGGTAATGCTGCACTGACTGGTAATATTTCAGGCGACAATATATTCAATGGCACCACCAGCATTGCCATTCCTGTGGCCAGCGGCAATGCAGTGATTTCGGTAGGCGGTGTATCCAATGTGGCAGTATGGTCAACCACAGGTGTAGCTATCACCGGCACTGAATCTGTGACTGGCAATGTCATTGGTGGTAACTTGCTTACAGCAGGCTTGATATCTGCCACAGGAAATCTAAGTGCAGACAATGTAGTGGCTGCCAGCAACATTGTGCTTGCTTACACCAGTGGTGCAACCACTGATCGTGTGCTACAGTTTCGTGATGCCAACACTGCTGTGACCACAGTGGGTGCCAACATTGGCGCTATTGAATGGTTTACCTCAGATGCTGCGCCACTGGCCAGAGTCACTGCTGCTATCAGAGCAGTGTATGCTGATGCATCTGGCAATGCCAACATCAACATTACCACAGCCAATACTGCGTCGCAGACTCGATTGCATATCAATGGTATCACTGGCAATGTTGGCATAGCCAACACCATACCACTGCATGCATTGGCAGTGGGCGGCACTGTGTGGGGCAGCAGCACCGTCACTGCTGTGGGCAATGTGATAGGCGGCAATTTGACCACAGCAGGACAGGTGTCAGCCACTGCCAACGTAGTTGGTGGTAATGTCACAACAGCAGGCTTGATCAGTGCCACTGGCAATGTCACAGGTGGAAATGTGATCAGTCTTGGCGCAGTGAGTGCAGGCGCAGGCGGTGTCAGTGCCACTGGCAATGTCACAGGTGGAAATGTTGTGAGCCAAGGTTTGATTACGGCAGTGGGCAATATCACCAGTGGCAATGTGTTCATTGGAACCACAGCCAGTTTGACCGCAAACGTAGAAGCAGGCAATGCTGTGATTTCGTCCAATATTCGCGGTGCTAACTTGGATATTTCTGCACTGAGTTCTGGCACTGGCATTGGTGTTGAAAACATTGTGTGGCAAAATACTTCAGTGGCATTCAGCAGTGCAGCACAGGCCAACGTAGGATCGCTGGGATTTTTAGCATTAGCCGGCTACAGCTACAAATATGAAGCTTATATGCCTGTGATTCCTGACGGGTCAACTACCACAGGATTCAGCACCAGGTTTGATGCTGGCACTTGTTTTTACACAGTCGAAGCACAGACCACACAAACACACGGCTCACACACACACACACACACACACACACACACACAGCCAGCT